AATGACAATAAAAATAAGAGGATTAGAAATAATGTTTAGTTTTTTAATCTATCTCGTTATAGTGATTAACTTCTATATAGATAGTTTTATAGCCAGAGTTATAATCTTTGATACAATTTATCTATCAAATTTATTTATTTATAATATGTTTTATAATATGAGGGGTGATTAAATGGATGAGGAATACATTAAGATTATTAAAGAAATGAGAAAAGACTTTAAAGAATTAAAAGAAATTATACACAATTTATTTATTAGTTATGAGACAACAAATACTAATGAGTTCGACGATCTGTTAAAAGAAATGGAGGAAATTAAATAATGTTGGTAAAAATTCATGTAGATCAAAATATTACTTTAAAAAATTTATCAGATTTAAAAAATGATCTGAATAGAGAAGGAATAAAAATTTATAAAATGTATTGTCCACTTCCGACGGAAATAATTAATCTTCATCTATCAAAAACAGATGAAGAAAAATTAAAAACGATTTTGCTTGCTAATGATAAAATATTAAATCATAAAATAGTATAACATAAAAATATTGCTAGGTATAAATGTACCTAGCAATATTTTTTTTGCTAATAACATTTTATATCTAGCAATATTTTTTTTTGCTAGATATATTTTTTTTAATTAGCAACCTTGCTAACCACTAAATTTCTTCGTCTCCCATATATATTGGGAATTGTTTTTTATTGTTAGCAAAATTTAAATTTTCATCTACTTCTTTATCTGATAGAATAAAAATGTTAATTCCATTATCGGAATTACTTCTAATAATTCCGATAATTGATTTTAATATTAATAGTAATTTAAGAATTATTATCACCAACTTTTTTATACCTAGCAAATATTTGCTAGGTATAATATTTCCCGGAAATACAATAGGCAAGTAAATAATTTTACTCACCTATTTTTATTTATATCCACCCGATTTAAATAAATTATACCACAATTTACACAGAAATTAACATTAAATAATATTCAGTACCATTTATATTTATTCTGTGTTTATGTGAAAATTGGGTCTCGTCAACATCGACGGCGACAGTTTCTTCTGTTCTTATCCCCAATGTACTATTAGCTCCGGCCGTTGCAAAAAAGGATATTTGATCGGCCGAAGAACTTGTCGGGTCGGTTCCCTGTTTAATATGCACTGCTCCGACAGAGTCTGTCGGCTTGCTGGCTCCATTAATAAAAATATTATTGGTACTATCCATCATCATAACATCAATAAAAGTAATTGGGTCGTTTGCAACTCCACTAACTGCAGTCTGTAATTTTATTTTTCCATCTTCTAAAATTATTCTGCTTGCTTCATCTTCTGAAATATATTCCCATCGTGAATCCGTAGTATCGTAATAACCATTGTTAGTTATATATAACTCACTATTGGCCCCGGCAGTTTTAGTAAATGCTAAAGAGCTATTTCCTGATAATTGTATATATTCAAAAGTAGTGGCCCAATCTTTTTTTGTTCCGGTTCCAACCAAAAAATTATAATCAGTCTCAACAACACTACTATTTAATGTAAATAAAGAATTATATGAAGCTGTCATATAAGATCGTTTATCATTTACAGTTGATATACTGCCAGATGATGTAATTACAGTAAATAATGGAATACTTCCAGCGGTAAAACTTGTTGTATTTGCTGAGACTGTTCCGGCTGTTGATACTTCAACATAATTTGTTGTATCATCTGTTAGGGTTACAAAATTGCCGGAAATTTCCCGAAGAGTTATTCCATCCATTAAGCGGCCATTCAAATAATAGAAGTTAAGGCCTGAATGACTGGCTGAATTTTCCGCAAAATTATTTGACATAATCGCCTTATCCAATTTATCAAATATTGTGTTTAATTCTGTCCCCCATACATTAACAGAATCCAAAACTGTCGGCTTGCCTAATGCCATATTAGTAGTATATGTTACGCTCATTGTCTCACCTCCTATTAAGCTGTCATATTATCAATTCTTTGAAAAAATATTTCTTCACCTGATTGCAATGTATAAGGAAATAATACTCTTGCTATTAATAATCCGGTGTCTTTTCCAGCTCCACCGCCCCAAACTGCGGCATTAGTACCGGCAAAAATACCAATTTCATTGATTACCCCGGAAGGTTGAACGGCCAAATACTCGACATAATTTAACACAAATTCACTTGTTACTTGTCCGGTGTCAGTCCTTCCAAGCTCAGTATTAGAAACTCTATAAGTTTCATTTACTAATGTTGAATCGCTGGAACTTGGGGCCGTCGTTCCATCACCGAAGGCCATTTCTTTAATCTCTATGTCTGGGCTAGAAGCATAAAGCCCCTTTATAATTTCGTCAAGTGCTGAGTCTGTAATTTGATTTTGTATAATTTTTCTTTTTTTAATTTCTTTTGTTTCATGGTCACGTACTACCGCTAATATATGACCATGCCATTTTAATTTTTCTTCAATTCTCATAAAATCACCTCTAGTCATATAAAGTATAATTTAATTTAGTCGTTCCAGGAGCCAAATCAATATCTGGTGCTAGATCAGTATCTGGGGCCAATAGAGTAAAAATTGAGGCTGTATATGTTCCGGCCCATGACCAAACTTCACTAAATGACTTGTATTGAACTACTATATCATCGGCATTTATTTCATTCTCAACCGTTAACAATGATTTTAGATAATCTTCCCAATTGCCGACAAATTCACCAGATAAAAGTTTAAGCTTATAAGTTACAAATTCGGCAGTCTGCCATTGTGCTGTTATAGACTCAACTAAAAACCAGTCGTCTATTCCAAATAAAGGCTTTTCAACTTTTACTAACATATTTACATCCAGATCGCCAAGATCATAATCTATAAATAAATCAATATATCCCTGATCTTCATATTTAGCAACTAACCCTTTTGCATATTTTACTGCAGCAGAATTAGATTTTATATCAACATTTTTATAAATTTCTTCGTATTTTCCAGAGTTCCCATCTATTCCGGCCCTTTCGTTTATCTTAACATTATCCTCATATTTTAATCTAACTGGAAGGACTCCATAGAAATCTACAAGGATATTATCACTATCAGTCAATACAGCTTGACTACTATCATGTGTTAATTTATCTGAGTTATAAGACCAGTACCATTTTTTACCTGTATCGTATCCATTAACACCAACATCAGCGGCCGGAACAGCTACACTATTTATATAAATAGTCGGCTCACGACCGATGGGATGTTTAACAACAAAATCCCTTGCTATCCCGTCGGGTTTTGGTGATGGCTCGTAATCTTCGATCAGGTCGATTTCTCTAAGTCCACCCTCTACAATTTGGACATTTCTATATTCTTCCAACGTATCATGATAATAAAATCCTGAGTGCTGGAATGATGAATCAATTGTGTAGATTGATTTATTTGTTGCCTTAGCATAGAAATGTAATTTTTTATCATCATCAATATGCCAATTATATCCCGGTGCGGCTGTCTGCAATTTATTTAATGCTTCCTCACCAGTCAGATAATTAAACACAACTTTATCAAAAAGTGGGCCGGTTTGAATAGTCCCGGCCGTTATTCCCTCTTGATAAAAATAATTATCAATCATCCAATTTACAATATACCCTGCAGTTTTATTTTCAAAAACTGCACCAAATCGCCTTTTAGCTATTAATTTTACAAAAGTAGCACATGTTATGTCGTAATATAAATAATTGGGCATCGGTTCATATGGAACTATTTTTAAAATAATCCCGGCGAACTTTGTAACATTATCAATTAAAAATCTTACCTCAAGCCCTTTTTTGATATCTATTGAATCGGGATTATCTATAACAGTAAATGTAAATGGAACTTGGGAATTAATTGACTTTTGAAATTTCCAATTATCGGCGATTTTAACTTCTGAAAATCCACCATAGAGGCCGGAACCATAAACGCCCTCACCATATGCAATACCATTATTAATGAGTAATTTTCTAAGCATTTTTGATTCTAACCCCCTTTAATTTTAACTGAGCCATAAGCTGATTTAATAAATAATCAGCGTCGGCCCTTTGATGTACTACCATATTTTTAAAATCTATATAGATAGATTGTGGGCCCTTATTTATTGTCTGTGATTCATCAACCCTTAAAGGCTGTAAATCTCTTACATAGTCTTTTACTTTATGATGCGGAATTACATTACTCCCACCGGGTAATTCTACTATTTCCGGCCCATTTTCACCAACTAATGCAACCCCACCGGCAAAATTAGTAACACCTTTAGCAAATCCCGGGAACCAACTTGGAGGCTTAGGAAAATGTAAACTAGATAATTTATTTATTACCGATGTAATAACTCCGGCAATACCTTGTATTGCCCTTTTTACTTTTCCGGCGGCACTTGCAACGGCACTAAATATTGGTGATGCCGCACTTTTTAGCTTATTTAATGCCGAAATTGCACCAGATACACCGGAAGCAATATAGCTTTTTACACGACTTGCAAAAGTTTTTGCTTTCGCCGCCGCACTTAAAATTTTAGACATTGCGGAAACAACTTTTCCAGCAAAATCAACTATTTTTCCTATTGCCCTCACTATTTCTGCCCTATGTTGGTAAATAAATTTACTAACTTGGGTTATTTTCTTGCCAAAGGCTGTCATTGCTGTAATAGCTACTGATTTTACCTTATTAGCAAATTCTATAGCCTTATTTTTTAGATTTATTAATTTTGCCGCAAAAAGTACAGCTTCTTTTTTGCTCATTCCAAACTTTTTCACAAGTAAGTTAATGATAGCTTGTTGTTTTCCAGCGAACATTAATTGAATTAATTTAGCAACATCTTTTACAACTTCGCCGACCCTTTGAACTGCCATCGTAGCTCTTCTAATTTGGGCCACAAATGCAAGGGCTTTTGATTCACTAATCCCTAATTTTTCAGTTAAAATATTAAAGGCTAATGCTCCATTTCCTTGTATTGCCGCCGCAACGGCTTCAACTATACCTTTGACAAATTCAAAAGCGGTTCTTAAAATTCCAAGCTTATAATATACATATAATACTGCCGCTTCTAGTGCCGCCAAAACTGGCAATATTATACCAACCGCCGCAACGGCCGCCAATATTGGGGCCCCTATTGCTGAGACTACAGCAATAAAACCACCTATAATAGTTATAAGGGTTCCGAATAATATAGCCAGTGGCCCAATTACTGCCGCCACAACTGCCAATCCGGCGGCCATTTTACCAATCCCCGGTATATCTTGTATTTTTTCTTTGAATTTTACAAAAAAGTCGAGAGCTTTTTCGGCTATTGGCATTAATTTTTCACCTATAGCCATTTTTAAATTATCCCATTCACCAGATAATAATCTCAATCTATTGGCGAATGAATCAGATGTTTTGGCAAAATCACCTTGTACTTTTTTAGTTTTTTCCATTAGATAGTTATATCTAAGATTTACTTGTTCAGCTTGCGACATTTCCTTCCATGCCTTATTAATTCCCTTTGACAAGGCATATGCTTCAAGGTTTGCCACACTCATATTAATACCTAAAGATTTAAGCGGCTCAGTCTCGCCAGATATACCGGCCCTAATTTTTTCCCAAACTTCCTCATGGGATAAATTATAGAATGAGGACATATCACCAGTTAATTCCACCAGCGATTTACTAAAAGTTTTAGTCTGCTTTGCATTTAAACCCGAAGCTTCTAACATAGCCCCCATACTTCCAACATAGTCAAGGGCTCTTAGTTTTGTCATCCCAAAATCTTGCATAAGATTGTCAGACCAATCCTTTACTTCATTAGAAGATTTTCCGAAAACAGTATCTATAACATTGAAAGACTCTGTTAGGTCTGATCGCATCATAATACTATCCTTAACAACATTAACAATCGGTACGGTAACATTATTGTACATCATATTCCCAAAACCGCTAATTTTTGAACCGATATTCATTATATTAGCCCCAAACTGTTGGAATCCTGCCTGCACTCTATCAACTGTACCCGATAAATTATTTAGCTGTTGTCTTGTATTATGATCTCTAAAGATCAAATCTCCAAAAACTTCAAATATTTGCATTTATTAATCCACCCCCTCGACCTTTTCGACATAACCCTTGTAGTGATGGCCCATATTAATTGTATTTTGCATGTCAGAAACTAATCTATAATTTTCTGAATTAAAAACAATAATATCTCCATGATTACAATTAGTATTTGAATAAAAGCGATATTGTGTTTTGATCGTCCATTTTCCACCGTCCGGCTGTTGTATATCGGTGCGGCTCCCGATATAACCGTTAATAGTAGATTGTGTATAACTTGGTACATATTCAAACTTGGAGTTTTTAGGATTTGTAGGAACTTTTCTAGTCATTGAAACATAATAATCCTCAATCATCAAATCACTCCTGCCTAAAATATAAAATATTTGCTGGTATTGATTTTTTTATCAGACTGCAATAATCGGTCAAATCACTCATAATACTTGATGGATAGCCATTTACTAACTGATCTTCCCTAGTATATGAATAATCGTCGATTTTTTCCGATTTAAAAATAACTCCTTGTTTTTGAAGCCTAAATTTTACCATCATAGCCGCAGTTAACTTTAATTCTGCCGGATAATCGACCCTTGCAAATACTATTGTATTTCCGGCAGTTTCGTCTTTTACTTCATTTATATCATTTAATACAATTTTATGGACCGCAATACTATCAATCGTAAATGTTCTGTCATTGTGTAAAGAATTATATACTCTAATAACATCATTTACTTTAAAATTCATAATTGTAAAATCGTTTGTATCATCATTCAAAGAATTATCTGAATTTTGAAAATAGATAGTATTTGAATAATTATACACAATTGGACTAATACCATTTAATGACTCGTAAACTCCTATAAATTCATTGTTGCAATGAGATACTATTTTATCTTCTATTATTGGTATTAGTGCGGTAATAAGGGCATCATTCCCGGAAATTTGGGCCAAAGTTTGCACTTCTGTTAATGTTACTATTGGCATTTTTTTCGACCTCCTTACACCTAGTATCAAGAATATATTCTTGATATTGTTTTTTATTTTTTATATTTATATTTTCTAAAATCATAAAATCAAATAAATACTCAAATATTTTATAGTAACCTTTATGATCTTGGCATGTTAGATTTAAATATATCATCATTAACATTTTATTTAATGTTCCTTCTAATCTGTTATCAAAGGTATCATTTTTTCTTATTTTTTCTTGATCTTTTAAGATTCTAAGCGTATCATTTAAATCTTTTTCAAAGTCTTTTGCCGTCCCTTTATATCCGGCCTTCTTAGCTTCCTCAAAATTTTTAAACATTTTTATTTCTCCTTCTATCAAGATCGATTATTTTTTGTACATCGTTTTTTATTCTGTTTTCTTCCTGTTCTTTTTGATAATCTGACATTTTCAGATCTTCATTTTTGCTATTTAATTTTTCTCTATAATCATTGAAAGAACCTTCAAAATTTCTTTGTTCAATATCAAATAAATATAAATCCCATTGTTTTGCTTCTAATTTTTCTTCTTGTTGCTTTTTTAGCCTACCCAAACATTTTAAATATAAATTTCGTCCTTGTTTGTAGGGTAGGCTAAATATATGATTTACATAATTAAAATCTTTGTACACAAACATTAAAGTTTCTAACTCAATGTTTTTTTTAAACCTAAATTTAAAAAGTCGTCTATTGTTCCATCTTCTTTAAATTCGCTTGCAACATCTTTTATCATATCCATTAGACCATTTTTTAACATTTCTTTGAAAAATAATATACTTTTTTTAAGTCCTAGAGCCTTTAATTCTTCATTTGATAAATTATGATAAGACATAATTAATCTATCTACTTGTGGCTTTGCTCTATGGATTTTTGTTACTAAAAATCCCATTACATCAAGACTTAAAGCATCTTTTTTTGCTTTTTTCATTTGTTCTTCCGGTAAATTACTTTTACTTATTTGTAATAATTTTCGCTCCAAATATTCCATATAAGATTTAATTTCCATATTATCTAACATTTCAGAAACGATATAAATATCATCATAAGCAAACTCTTTAATTTCACTCATTTAAAACACTCCTTTTCTATGCCGCAACGTCATAATCTCTAATTTCTAATGGTGGAGTCGTTGGGGTACTATTGTCATAATGACCAGTATACTGCATTTCTCCAACAACTTCATCTTTCTCCTTAAAATCCATGCTTATATTTCCATCGTTTAAGGCATTATAAATAATTATAATACATGGCTTGCCATCATGTTTTTTACCAACAAAAGCAATATTAGTTAAATAGTCAGAATCTTCTATATTTAATCTAAATAATAGCTCATGGTAATTACCTTCGTCGGAGGTATCACATGGCATTCCATAACTTAATGAAAGATATGTCATTTTTAATAAATTAACAGTGAATTTGGGGGCATATCTTTCATATCTTCTTAATCCCTTGTGAGGGCCATAAGCTCCATCAAATGGCATCTCCCTTATAACTCGCTCAACTTCTAATTTTGAGCCGCCTCTTGTTGCTCCAATTACGGCCTCGCCAATTTCTCCATAATCGGCATAAAATACGCCCTCCCCAAGAAGTATATCATTGTCTGTTGGTATTTCTGGGGTAAAAACTCCCTTTGCCATTTTTTTACACCTCCTTTATTATGCTACAATGTCCCAATCTCTGATTATCAATGGAATAACTGTTGCATTAGAGTCAAAGTGAGCCGTAAACTGTGTACTATTTACAACTTCGTCTTTTTCTTGGAATGCCAAACTAATATTGCCATCATTTAAACATTCTTGCAACTCTATTTTAAATGGTTTTCCTGAATGCTTCATCCCTACAACAGTTACATTTGAATAATATTCATTATCATTCAATGTAAGATTAGGAACAAATTTTCTATAGTCCCCTTCATCTGTGTAACTCATGCCGCCACCATTGACCGGAACAATAGTTGATTGTGTTTGTGCCTGTATTAATTCTATAGAATCAATATAAAAAATTACCTCTGCATCTGGTGCGGCATCTAATGAAATACTAACACCTGTTACCGCTGACCAATTACCAGTTCCGGCTTCTGTAAATGCAGACTTAAGAACTTTAAAACTTGTCCATTCGTCTGCCGTTAAAGCACTTGCCGAAACATCATAATAATAATAATTTGTTTCGGTGTCCTCAGCATCCATATGGAAGGAAATTCTTAGATCAGCACTTCCAAGATCGGCCAAATCTTGAGTAGTAACATAAATTGCAAATCCAATATAGTCGGCAGTTGTCGAAGCTTCACCGTTATCAAAGGCCGTTAAATCTTTAGCACTTGCATAAACTTCATGTATTCCATCCCCGGAACTTGTTAATGTTCCTTTTGCTGATTGAGAGCCTTCTAAAACTATAGAAGTTTCGGCGGCGTAAACTCCACCACTTGCCACTGTCCATCCTTTAGACTCAAACAAAGTGTCGCTTTCGGCATCGCTTAAAATTTTTCTATTAAAATACTTTAAACACAAAGCTTGAATTGTTAGTTTGGCCATAAATTTTTCATATCTTCTTAATCCTTTATGGGGGCCATATTGCCCATCGGATTTAATTTCCTTTATGGCTCTTTCAATATCAACTTTTAAACCGCCTCTTGTACTTCCCAGCTCAATTTCTGTTGGTAGGCCATAATTACCATATATTTTAGCCTCACCTAACGCAATATCATCATCAATCGGAACCGTTGGAGTTACTAGACCTTTAGCCATAAAAAAATCACCTCACTTTTAATAAATATCTTTGTTGGATTCTTGACATATTGGGAATACTGGTCGGGATTTCTCCTTCAAATATAATATGACTTTGATAAAATCCCTCTGTCTCAGATTGCCAATAATAATTGAAGCCGGCTTTTACAAGATCGGCTTGGGCTATTATTATAGAGCTATTATTTGTGTTATCCCAAAAATCAATATCTATAATCCAATCAGTTCTATTTCTTATCTCATTACTGGAAGATGACAAGTTTGTTACAACATATGGGAATGTTGCGGTTTCTGGTGCTAATTTTGAATATAGACTAATAGATATTAATTCGTCTATTCTTGCATTCGCATATTGTTTTAACTTATCAAATGTCACCGTAAACCCTCCTAGTAATTGCATTTATTTCTGATATATGATTTTCCATTGCCGGTCTTATAAATGGTTGAGCTTGCATTTTATAAGTTCCCATTTCTACATAACCGGCATATGGTGCATCATTTATTAATGTTAATTTTCTATGAAAAAATTTCGTAACTTTAAAGTCATTTCTTGATTTTAAATAACCGGTATCGACTGGGACATATTCATCCATTTTGGATTTACAAAATTGGCCTATTTCATTCATACATTCAAACTCTTTATTATCTAACACACCAATAAAATTTAAAATTCTGTTAAAACCGGCCATAAAATCACCCCGCTTTACTGATCCCTTCAATTTGTGCATCTCCTTGACTGTCGGCAACTGTGGCCTTGACTTGCACTTTATAATATCTATAATATGCAATGCTTGTAAATGTTCCAACGGCGGCAGCGGCTAGACTTGCTTCGGCCTGAGCCTCAATATATGTTGTGCCATCATTGGAAGCTAAGACCTTCCAATCAATGCTATTTGCTCCATCTGTATTTTTACAAGTATAGCAAATAACACTTTTTCCATAAGTGTCGATCAGTGAACCGTCGACATCTGCATAAGCATTAGTTGTTTCTTGATCTGCTGGGTTTACGGTAATAGGAGTTATATGTTGAGTTTGAAAATTACTCATTAATACGATGCCCCCATCCTTACCCAATTGGCCCCTGAAATTGCATTATCAGCACCACAAAGATATAAATAACTTGTATCATATTTCATCTGTCCAGCAGTGCCAACTGTTCCATCTACTCCGGCAGTTGTTGTGCCTAGTGTGGCATCATCAAATACATTTGTTCCGGCTGTAAATGTTTCAGTTGTTGCGATTAAATCCCCGGCCACTCCTTTTGTACTTGCTGTAATTACCATGTCATTACCAACAAAAGCGGCGGCAGTTACTTGGGTATGGGCTGTGTTAATTCCATCGGTTCCATTAATTGCGGCAACTACTAAAGTCTTGCAATCTGCAAGATCAGCCCCGACATCAATTTCTCCATCTGCGGCGGCTGTCCCATCTGCTGTAAATGTATATACCTTACTACCAATTGTCATAGTATCACCGGCAGTTGGTTGAGTATCCATTGTCAAAGTGCCTTGACTTGCAACAGCGTTAACCGGAGTTCCCGATGAAAACATGTACTGAAAATATTTACTTAAGTTAGGATTTTTTACTTTTTGTTGCAAAATTTCTAAATAGCTATCAGCCATTTTTTAGACCTCCTTAAATATTGTTTTATAGAAACAAATAATATCTAAGGAAAATAGAATTGAACTCTTTCCAATCTCTTATTTCCAACACTAGAAGACGATTAAAACGTCATTTGTTCCGTAGTGTTAATTCCATTATATCATAGATTTACGCCGAATATTGCCCCAATTATTGAACATATAGCACCAACTAATATATTAAATTGCCTATCACTCAGATTCATAAAGTTTTTTTTTGAGTTTGCCTTTTGAATCAATTGACAATTTTCTTTTGTTACGAAATTATCTAATTTTTTAGAAATTTCGTCTATTTTTTTAGACATTGGGTCTAATTTTAAGTCTAAATACATTTTAGTATCCTTATCCATATTATCACCTTTTTTATATTAAAATTGGGGGAATAATCCCCCATGTTTATTTATGTCAACCTTAAGAGGTAGTTAGTCCAGTAATTTTTCCATGATATTCTTCTGGGCCATAATCAAGTCCCAACTGGGTATATACTTGTTTTGCATAAGATGCACCATCTGTCGGTTTATCTTCAACTAATACAAGTCTTCCTTGAATCGGACATGCTTTAATTCTACACACAGTCATTTCAACAAAGAAAATACTACCTGTTGGCATATTAGGGTCATACATAATGTCTATCATGCCGAAATCGGTATAAAATGCAGAGACTTGAGAACCTCCAATAAATCTGTCCATTGGAACAAATTCATATAAAGCCCCTAAAGACTGTCTTTGGAATGAATTACACAAAGCAACAACCCTTTGCATAATAGCACCGGAATCAACCATTGCTTTAATTACAGAATTAACATGAGACTGTTTTAAAGCCACCGTTCCGGCCGCAACTGCATTTGTTGTAATTGCATTCGCTAAGCCTCTCATTTTTGCGGCTGTTGCCGCACTGGCAGCACCTTGATAACTTCCATTAATACATGAATAGTTAAGGTCGGAAGCCATACCTCGCATATTAGTCATAAGTTGGAAATCTAACTCAGATTGTACAGGGTTTCCATCAACACCAAAAGTCATACCGGCTTGGGCTCCATCAATATTGTGAACCCCACTCAAAGCATTATTAACAGTTCCAGTTGTTGATAATTTTTTATAGGACACTTCCGCTTTTCTTTGAAAGATTTGACAAGTATTTACATCTTGTCCTCTTGTAATTGTATTTGCAGTAACGCCAGTTACGGAGGCTGCCTCTGTAATTGTAGGCTGTGAACCTGCACCGGTGTCAACCGGCTGAGCGACAGCAAATTCAAATGAATTTGTTCTTGAAGCAACGGCAGGATTTAATTCACCATTTGAAATAGGATTTCCTAAAGCATTAATAAATGGTGTCTGCCTAGCTCCAAGCATAAAAATTTGACCTAAATAATTGAGGTCGTCACTGTCTGTGTAAGCCATAATAATATCACTCCTTTAAAGATTTATTATTCGCCATCACCACTAACTTGTTTTATTTCTCTTTGTACTTTTTGCATAGTCAAAAAGTCTTGATTTTTTTCAGCTTCATTATATTTTTTTATCAAGTCTTCCCTACTACTTGGCTGTGGTGGTGGGTTTGTGTCTCCTCCACTTGGAGGAGTATTCCCGGTAACTTTATTAGTAAATAAAGCCTTGTAATTATCCTTTAATGGTAAAATTATTTTATCACCATTTAAGATTTTATCGTCCTTAACAATAACATCATCTAAATTTATTTTCCCCATAACCAAATCAGGATGTAAACAACCTTGACTTGCTAAAGTACTTTCAATCAGATGTTTTTTATTGTCATTTTCGATTTGTTGTTCGTATTCTTGCTTTTGTTGTTTTATTAAATTCTCAAATTCAACTTTTTGTGTCTCTAGTTTGGTTTTCATTTCTGAGCTAGTAACCATGTCACCAGTATGTTTTAATTGTTCTTGATATTGTGTTATTTGAGTTTCTAATAATTTAATCTTCTCTAGTTTTTCATTAAATACATTTTTAGGAATAATTTTTGTTGGGTCATTTGGTACATATTCCGACTCTCCTAAAGAATCCTTAAGAATACTTAAAACTTCAGAACTCAACTTACTATAATTATCTCCTAATAATCTTTTTAACCATTCCATTTTTTATACCTCCTAATTATAGCTTTTTTTATACTCTAGCTAAGAGTAAGGAGTGATACACAGTAACTTACACTATGTATTAAAAGGGTATGATAGAATCGAACTATCATAAACCATTTACCCTATCTATGTAAAATTTCAGCAGTCGCCCATGTTCCCTTTCGCATATATAAAGGATTAGCATTTGTAATTCTTTGTTTAAATTTAAATTGGATTAATCCTCCGGTTTTTCCGGTTTTAACTATTAAAATATATCTTGCGAATCCGGGGCCTGTATCACTGCCTAGTATAACATCATCCGTAAAACTATCATATGCCGCAGTTTTCATATTTTCAGCATCTGAAAAATTTGTTCCAGTATAAGACATTCCTTGTACTCCAAACTCGCCAACTAATTCTAAATCGCCCGAAGCTCCGAAATTTGTAATCATGTCTGGGTCTTCACTATTACAATTATAAACTAAATTATAAACAAGTTCAAAATATTGATTTGGCGGCAAATACATATCAATATCGTCAACGGTTGTAAAGCTTGCACTTGTTGACGACTGTTCTATAGTTTCATTTTTAAAAAATTTTTTGCCATCCCATGATTCTAGTTGTGCATTTTGAGTATTAGAAAAACTAAAATCAGTTATAAAACTATGACCGGTTGTTGAATAGTGACCAAAATAAACACAGCCTATCGAATCAATACTAATAGTCGTCTCATGCTCTAAGACTCTTATTTGTTCGCCATCTTTTTTTAAGATAGCTTTTATATAATCGCCATTCTTTTCAAAATACAAGTTTACCCTTTCATTATAGACTAAAGGGTTGGCTAATGCAACAGAATAGGTTGTATGTACTCCACTTTCCCATATGCTTAAATAGAAAACATCTAATTGACAATAGACCTCAATATAATTATTTATATCAACTTGCCATGTTATACTCGTTAATTCTCCGGCATCCTTGCAATACATTTCAAATTTCCCAATAAAATTAATAACAGAACAAAAAATATGTAAATCATACTCATTTCCCGATTCGTTTTTTTCATTTACTTTTCCCATGCCTAACCTGTTTATTGTTGGGTCATTATATATGGTGTATAAATCAGAAATTTGTGGGAAAATATTTTCCCAGCCTGTAATGGCTCCCCGGTAAATTTGAAATGGGTTAGCATAATATGGATACTCCGGGTCTTCTCTTACTAACTGTAATAATATTCCTGTAAAATAGCCACCGGAACCGTTAGTTTTCGTATAACTTTGACAATTTATCCATGTTATATCATTCCACCCGGAAGGGGTTCCATTTGTTGTAAACTCAGATTTTCTAACATATAATAAATTATAACCATCCCCAAGAGTAGAAGCAAAAACACTATAACTATAATTATTACTGTTGTCATCGCCAAGCTTAATTGTGATACTTTGCAATTTTGTTTCATCACTTATATATAACCCATAGGCTATAATATCATTATCACCACTGGCCCCGCCATCGTTAAACTCTGTTAAATCTATAGATGATATATTTCTAGTCATACCAATAAAACTGGCTGTGTCGTCGTCCTCTGTACATCTAACGCCGGCCTCTCCAACAAATTTATTTGTTGTATCGGTTGCTAAAGTCTCGCCGCCGCTTAGCCCTGTCCAATCAGTATGGTCTTGAAAATATTCTATTGTTTTAACATTTCGATCATAATAATATTGCTTATAATCTCGAAATCTAAAATATTGTGATCTTCCAAGTTCTTCGTCGGCAATTTCACAAACTCTTGAAATCTCGTCCATATTTGCGGCACTCAGCGGAACTGCTGTGCTTCCATCTGTAAAATCTTTTTGTACATATTTTCCAAAAGATGACATATTATTTCACCTCTTTTTTTATACTATTGTCTAGCTGGGTCATGGTAGTAGGAATATTATTTTTAACATACTTGGGTAAATCTTCGCTTTTAGATATATTTCCTCCATGTTTTTTTAATTCATCTTTTACTTTAATTTTTACATCATCGGCAGTAAATACAACAATATTAACTTTTCTATTTTCCGTTGGCTTTTCTTTTTCTCCAATAATCTGCGTAAATCCGATTAAATCTTTAATTTGATTAAAATAATTTACACAAAAAGAATTATAAGCTTGTTCTAAAAATTCATTTAATTTTTTTGTATCTTTTAAAATACTATCTGGGATTTCAAAGCTATTTTGGAATTTACTCATTATTTTTCATCCTTTCATATTTTACTTTACAATGACAATTTATATCGAGCTTGGCAACTCCAAATCCTCCGGGATATTTTGTTTTAAATCCATCTATAGAAAAATATCCATCATTGTCATTTATTTGATTGTGCATCCTAATATGAGCATCTCTTGAATTTCTAAATGAACATATCCAACGGCCCTTTGTTTCAAATCCGGCCTTATTTGCTAGACTATTACAAAAATTTTTAGTCCGTTCCAAAATCCGATGCGAATCTGTTCGGATAATTCTCTTAGTATTATTATATTCCCTGTTAAATCTTTTTTTTATGTTAAGTTTATTTTCAAGACCGATTTTTTTTACATCTTTAGTCAATTTTTTGCCATTTCTTGTAATTCTATCAAATATAGTTTTTCTTTTAACCTTAGAATTTATAATTTTATTTTTATCCTTTTTATTTAAAATTATATCAACTTGAATTTGTTTTGCAGTGCCGGAGAACGTTGCATTAACAGAACTATTCAAATCTTTAGCAAGCTCTTGATTAATGTATTTATAAGTTTTTCCGACTTCTTTTTTTACATTTTTATCATCTAATACACCCATTAGATCATTTAATACTTGTTTTAATTCTTTAAGTTTCATTTGGAATCAAATCCTCACTACCATCATTATTATTATATTCCATCTGGTCATTCTCTAGTTCTTTTAATTCTGCCTCTACATCATCAACCATGAAACAATTTTTTAATAATGTTCTTCTTGAGACAATACCATCTAATTTTAACATTATTTCGGCATTCTCTAGTTCATTTATTAAGATAGTCTTATTTATTGTGATATCAACTTTATTGATATCAGATCGTGTTTTATTGTGTAATTCATGCCATTTATTATTGATCTTCAAACATTCTTTAATATATCTTTTTATTTCTTTAATAAACTTATTGGCTTTCATATCAAGTAAAGAGAAATGAGCTTTAATTACAACATTTGTTAATGATGCACCTTTCAGATCATCAATATCAACACCCTTTCCAAAAGTGTAAATAAGTTTCTTTAATATAATTAAAAATTCGCTTCTGGCTTGATATGGAACCTCTCTACTAATAATATCAATTCCTCCATCTTGGCGAACTGATATCATTTTATATTTTTTCAGCCAATCCATTAATTCTATTGCGGCAGTCTCTGTGGCTACATTTTCCGAATAATTTCGGATAAAAAGAATTAATTCTTGAAAATCAATAAAATTATTTGCAAAGTCCGATATTGTAAGATCATAGCAATCAATCAAAGTTTTAATTCTTTGTAAATCAGTTAATTTATGCCTATTATTATATAATGGGGCAAAAGGAATCAATCCCCAATTTCCATTATCAAAATGTGAAGTTTCTTCTACAAACTTATATCCTTCCTGCTCTAGGATAAAAATAAATTTTCCTTCCGGTTCCCAATATTCAGCGAATTTATTATCATCATTTGAATATAATCTAATTATTCCTATCAATTTTTTTTCTATTGTATTGTCATATAGTGGAATTATATTTTCTGACTCAACGACTTTCGTTTTTAATTCTCCATCCTCCGAAGGATAGAAAAAAGTCCAGCCTTGAGCTTTTATACTTGCCTCTTCCGCTACTACATCAATTTCCTCATTAAGATCAAATGATAAATTAAAATTATCCACAATAACATCTTTACTTAAACAATAACTTACCTTTTGATCTATTAATGTACTCAGAAAATTTGTAGGTATTTTTTTATTTGCTCTATATCTATCCTTTTTCGATTCTCCAAGCCCATCAATATATTTAAATTCCCTTTTTTTTATGTCATTTTCTGAACAATAATAATTTAGGCCATCTATCATATTTTTATATTCTTTTGATTCAACCCATTTATTTATAATTAGGGTTAATTGTTCACCGTTCATAAAATCACCCCTTTCTTATTATTATATCCAAATATACGATTTTTAGCTATTTGAAAGAAATGTCTATCTATTTCAAAGCCTATAAAATATCTATTTAAATTATTAGCGGCTACGCCAGTACTACCACACCCCATAAAGGTATCTAATATTAAATTATTTTCTTCAGTATAAGTTTTTATTAAATATTCTAACAATTTAACAGGTTTTTGGGTCGGATGGTATGGTCTTTGTTCTTTTTTAAAGAACAACAAATTATTTGGGTAACACATATCTTCAGGTATCGTTTTTTTCACTAATTTGTAATGATCGCCGTATAGATCACTTTTATACATTCTTTTCTTAGGTGGCCGGATATTTTTTGGGTCATTTTTAAAAAGTTGTGGTTTATATAGAGCTTGTTTTTTATAAAATATAGAAATTGTTTCAGTTTTCCGCATAGGCTGTTTTTTACAATTTAAAAAATTTGTTGCTCTATCTTTTACCCATATCCAGTCATATTTCAATTCTTTCAAATTATGATATTTTATTATTGTTGCGAATGGCTCCATACAAAATATAGCTATACAACCATTTGGCTTAATTATTCTTTTATACTCTTTCCACAATAACTCAATATTAATATATTTATCCCAATGGGCCGCCGTAACATTATATGGGGGGTCAGTCAAAATCATATCTATAGAATTATCATTAATATTCTTCATTGCTTTGAAACAATCAATATTTTCAATTTCTATCATATTTCGGAACCCTCCAACCTGACTGTAAAATAATATCATCAAGTGCGTATCTTGCGGCATCAATTGTATGATTATCTTTGTCGGGATATTCATTTATCCATTCGCCCTGTTTATTCTTCTCATAAGAATAAGTCGAAAATTCTCGATAAGCGGCAGGACATCTTTTTCGATCAATATTGATCGATTCTAAGTCTTGGAACCACTTAATCCCATGCCTTACACTGTCAGGGCCTTTTTGGCATGGTATCATATTTATATTATATTCTGTTGACATTGTGTTTATTGATCTTAGCTCTGCTGAATCGCCTTTTATAATTTGGTTGTAAATGGCTTTCGCTCTTACTAGATCGGCCAACTCACGATTAGCATATCCATAACCAAATATTTCATCAAAAAACCAAACTTCAGAATGTTTTCTTGAATAACACAACTTTTCAAATGCCGAAGGGTCACGCCTTAACCCAAAATCAAGGCCTTGTCTTATTTTATCAAATGTTAAAATATCGTCATCGGTCAAAGTAATATTTTTAACATTAGTAAATATTTCGCCGCCTATACCGGTTATTTCTCCAAGATATTCATTTTTATAAGCTTGAAAATTTTTTCTTTTTAAATAATTGGCTTCATAGATGAAGTCATCACCCAACCACTCTGGATGATATTCAGTAACATGTTCCCAAGTACTGGTATCTTTGAGTAATCCTCTTTTATCATATGAATCAAGCCACCATTTATTCACCCAGTGATTTATTGATGGTGGTGTATTAAATGTATAAATGGCTAGAGTTCTGCCGCCCCTTGCTAAAGATTGATTTAAATTTCTAATTTCTGGCTCTCCGTCAAATTGGTCAAATTCTTCCAACCATCTATATTTTATATAACCATTTGGAACGGTTATAGATTTAATTTTCGTCGGGTCATCACAACCGGAGAAAAATATTGTTTGGCCCGATGGTTTATAAATAATTTCCATTGGTGACACTGTACATTTAAAAAGATTATCCCACCCAAGCATAGAAATACCTTTTTTGACTTGATTGTATACACTCTTTTTAAGAGTATTTCCAACTTTTCTTATTGCTATTGCATGAGATTGTATGCCACGCTTACAATCCATAACTAATAAAAATGGAAGCATTAAGCCAGCAAATGACGATTTTGTCGAACCTCTGCCGCCTCTCAATGCTATTTCCGATACTTCCATATTTAATATTGCCGGAACGAAATCATCAAATTTTGGGATTATATAATCATAAATTTCTAGCATTTTTTTTGCCTTCCCTTCATTGGGTCGACTATGTTTATTGTAACATTGTTTGACTTATCCTCAAATTTTTTCATTAGTTCCTTAGCGGCTTCAATACCTTCTCTAACACTAATTCTTTCCGTTTCAGCTAATGACCGTCTCATTACATTTGCATAAAATTCATAAATAGCCTTTTGGCAATTTATATAATCTGTCTCAAGTTTTACTCTAGCAATATTTTTTAATTCTTCAATACGTTCTAAGACATGGTCTTTTTTTAACATTTTATTTCCGGCATTGCTTAAACTTCTAATTTCTTTTGGTGTTAATTTATCATAAGATTTATTTAATTTTATATTTTTGCATAGGCCGGAATAATAGGCCGCTTTTGTTTGATTATGATAAGTACAATAAAAAGCGGCAAATTCCTCCTCTTGCATGTTTAATTTTTTTTTTCAGACAATTTAATCACCTAATTTTTTTTGACTTTGATTATCTGGAGAACCAACAACAAAAGATATATACATATATATATTATCTTTTGCGTTTTTTGGAACCGGGAAAAATGATAAGCTATTTGTCCTTCCATCGTGCCTGACAATCGCTTGAAATTTTTGTCTATCATCATTAAATTTAATTTCACAATTAAACTCTTTACCACATGAATTTATAATAAATTCCTTATGTTCATATTCTTCTTTAATATATTTTATTTTAAATTCTAATCCTTTGTAATGTTCAGTTAAAGTTTTACTTTTTACTTCTGCCATTTTTAACATCCTCCTCAATCATTTTAAATCTTATCAAAGTGTCTATTTCTGCCGGACTTAATTTAGAATTAAGTATATCAGACATTAGAAATTTCTTTGGCATATCAAATTTTTCATTTGATATTTGTTCCATTTCTGTCTGATATGCTTCTTTATCTTTATACACAAAGATAATTGATTTATTACCCTTAACATTTGTTTCTACTTTTTTATAATTATTATTTTCGTCTCTTTCTACATGTTTGTCTAATAAACTATTTTGTAATTCTACCAAACTTTTTTCTTCTTTTCTTAAGGTTTCCATGTTTTTTATCACTGCAAACTTTAAGGCCGCAGTTAGTGTATTATCAACATATAGACTATTCATAATTTTTATAAAAGTGTAAATATCTTTATATTGCATATTGTCGCCCCTCCTTTTAACCTGATTATAACATAAGCCCCTAAGCTGTACAAACTTAGAGGCCCTTATCTAAACCAAAAAATTAAAAATTTGAGATTTAAAGTATTTTTATTTTATTAAGGTATATACATTATATCATGATTTTATAGTTTCATACAATCTTTGTAATATAGTAGCTATTTGTTCACAATTAAAATAGCTCCATTCTTTAGTAGACATATATTTTTTACCTTTTATAAATCCGATATCGTACAACCACTGTAAATTATTATCTGTATAAATTTTTTCTTTTGTTGGTACTTCAGTATTTGGCTTTAAATCTTCATATAATCTTTTTAGAATAATTGCGATCTGTTCACAATTAAACTGTTTGCTAGAATTATAATTAGTACCTATAATAAACTTCTTATCGTGCAACCATTTTAAACTTTCATAATCATAAATATCTTTTGCCACTGGCTTAACCTCCTTTTGGAAAACTTTATTTCTAAAGTCTGTATATGCTTTGTTATGTCCAGATATTTTCAAATCTACGAAATATATAGGACATAATTTCCTCGAAGCGTCATAGTGTCTAATTAATGTTGTTGTATATCCTTCAGAATGCAAATATCTAATGTATTTAATGGTATTTTCAATCATTTTATTAAAATTACCATCTTTATTGACACACATTTCTATTGAAATGGTGTTTGAATTCGTCCAACCATACTTACCATTACCGTCACCTATAGCCCAACTATAGTATTTTGTCCAGTCATTGATTTTCCATATCGAATGATCGTCGATAAATACGTCGGCTGAACTATTACGATCAGCACCATTGAAATAATTAAAATGTGCTTTTCCGTCTGCTTTTTCACCATAATTTGCAGTATAATGAATTACAATTGCTTTAATATCTTTTTTTGTTCTTTTCTTTGCAGTTCTATTATACTTTATTTGTTTTGAATGATAAGATATACCGTTTATACTTCCCATATTATCACCACTTTTCTAAATAATATCATCATTGATTAAATTAATTTCATAATCTACAATTTCCCTATATGCCATTTCAAAGACATTTTTAGGGCTCCAACTCATATGATTTGGTTTTCCCGGATTAGGATATAATACCATATATCCTTCCGATTCATCCTTAAGGCTACTTTCAAAATTTGCCTTATCTCCATATTTAAGTTTTTTGTATTCACCGTATGTCATCGGTTTTGCTTTGATTATCTTGCACCCTATGTAATTCTTCATTAATTTTGCCCCTTTCTACTATATTATGAAAAATTGTCATATTATCAACTAATACTTGGTGTAATGACATGGCTAAAATGCTAATTTTATTATGTTCAAGGTTTAATTCATACTCAAAATTTAAAGCTTCTATAACTTCATGTATAAATACCTTATCTTTTATTTTATCTTTAAGATCGTAATCTATATCTATATTTCCGCTGTTTCCACAACAGCGACCTAGTGCGTTATGATCTCTTGCTAAGTCTTTTACCATATTAATATTATATAGAATACCGCCAATTTTTATAAAATTCATTTCTTAGCTTCCTCCTAATCCTAAAATTTATCTTTTGTAGTAGGATTATTTAAAATCCCAAATACTACTAAACAGCCTAATATTACATCAATTAAATTTTTTAGACTATCTAATTGTAAATCATTGACTAAACCTGTTTGATTAA